ATGACAGGTTTCATTGAAAGTTGGTGGAGCTACATCAAACTGAAAAGTTTCTGTAGAGCAAAAAGAATCAATAAAACTGGTGTTCTTCCGACGACGTGAAGCCACTCACTGACATGGTGCAAGTAGAAGCTCCAAACACGGAACTCTACGACATTGATCTGGTTTACTACACCACCAAGGCCAACGAGTCCGAAGTCGTCCGAAATGTGGAAGGCTCCGACGGTGCAATCAACCGGTTTATTTACTGGCAAGGATCCTCTCTGGATCAGGACATAAACCCGGACGAGCTCAGGAAGCTGATCCTCTGACCCCCACTGGGCCGACGGCCAGACCGGAGCACCCGCGTGATCATCAACAAACCGGAATATACAGAGCTGCCGAGCACTACGGTGGCGAAGTTTTCCGGCAATCTCAAAGTCCAGCATATTGTAAAGGACTAAAGGAGGTGAGGACATGGGCGGCATGAAAATATCAGAGCTTGACTTTCTTCGCCTCCTGCCCGCCTTCATGCGGGACGACGAGGCGGTGATCGCTCTCAGCAAAGCCATGAATGAACTCATAGGAACTCCGGGCAAACGGCTGGCCACGATCCGAACATGGGACAAGATCGACGAGCTAAACGAGGCAGAATGCGACGAGCTGGCCTGGGAGCTCGATATTGACTGGTACGACTCCACCGGTATGAGTCTGGAGGATAAGCGGGCCACGATCAAACTCGCGCAGCAAATCAAACGGAAGCGCGGCACTAAATGGGCCGTGGAGCGCCTGATCTCTGCATACTTCGGTGAAGGCTATATCATGGAATGGTACGAAATGGACGGGACACCGTTCACCTTCGTGACGCTCACGACAAATACACATATCACAACCGAAAACTTCGGAAAATTCGTGGAGGCCGTCAAAGCCGCCAAGAATGAACGCTCGCATATCGCGGGCGTTTTCTATTTCTGGCAGCAGGGCCCGGATCCCGGCATTGAGTACGGGCTGGGCTCCAGCCTGCACCGTTATAACTTCCGAAAATGCGGGACGTACCCCCGCACGGCTACGGTGGGCTTTATCATCAAGCCCAGCATTGAAACCGAGCCAGAGTCAAAGCTGCACCTTTATGGCTTTACACACGCCGGAGAGCTGACCTGCGGGACATATCCCAGACTGGGAACACTCGGCGCAATCGTAAAGGACGGGATCACCGCTGGAGGAATGGCCGACACGATCCCGTACAGTTTTGAACGCAAGGCTGGCACCTATCCACGCCCCGGCACGCTGGGCCAAGTGCTCCAGAAGGCCGTCGAGGCAAACACCGCCGCTGGCTTCATGCCTTATGGATTTACAAAGGCAGGAGCCGAAATCTGCGGCACCTATCCGGCAGCGGCAACGCTGGGAGCAGCCGGACAATATAAGGCAGCAACGGCACCGGAGGTCACCTTCTCGTCCTATTCGTTCGTGAAGTGCGGCACCCGGCGTTGTGGCGAATAAAGCGAAAGGAGGCGCAGACATGCCGTACTTTTACGACACATTTATGGGCCACCGCCGGAACCAGTGGCTCCGCTCTATTCATGCCGTAGAGGCACAAGTGAGCGGCACATGGCACCGGGGAGACATTAACCAGAAAAAGATCGACGGCGACACGCTGGTGATCATGGCTACCTTCCCGACACTGGACTCCGTAGCCTGCACGATCACCGCGTCGCGGATCATTGACGTGCGCGGCGAGGTGGCGGCCTACCAGCAGCGCGTGATCGAGAAGGTGAGCGGTCAGGGAACCATGATAAAGCTCACGATCCCGATTTACGAAGTGACAGCATAAAGGAAGGAGGAAAAAGTCATGTACAACCGTACAAAATGGCTCGACAAGGTGGTAGACGCTGACACCGGCGAGCTCATTCAGGAAGGCACCGACCAGAGCGCCGGGCACTTCAACAACATGGAGACCGGGATCACGGACGCCAGTGTGGCCGCCGCTATGCTCCTGATCGCTGCCGGTGAACTCCAGCAGCAGACCACGATCGAGCGGCACGCCGTCAACCTGACGAACTCGGCCCGCTATCCGTTCAACAACTCGGCCCAGACTGTAAAACTTGCGATCACCAGAGACACCACCGACTACACCGTGGACGTAGACATTCAGGAGCATGTCGGCAATGTTGGCGAGGTGAAGATCTTCGACAAGCAGCTCAACGGCTTCAAGGTACAGTTCGAGGGCAGCGCAGAAAGCGCAACCGTTATTTTGAGAGTACAAGGAGGTATGTAAACCATGGAAAATATTAACGACGTACAGGTAGTCCAGAAGGACACCGGCGAAAAGATCCAGTGGGAGCAGGACGGCCAGCGCCTCAGTTTCGACGACGAGGCCCTCACCGTGAAGGTGCCAAAGTATCAGGGCGACGAAGCCTGCACGCTTGACGTATGCAGGGCTCGCACCGGAAGGCTCATGCTCGGCGTACAGCCCGGCGGCCGCTATGTGGCCCAGATCGAGATCCCGGCGGCAGAATACGAGGAAACCACCACCGGAGAGGGTGAAGAAATGACCACCACCCGCACCAGAAAAGAGCTCGACATGGCAGCAGTAAAGCTGATTTTGTGGAGCGTGGAATAAAAGAAAGGAGCGCAAAGAAATGGCAAATTTTGATCTCACTAATCTGGCAGTAAAAATGATCTGCCCGAACAACGTCGTCAAGGTAGACGACACCGATCTGCCTTCCGTGCTGGTGTATATCCCGGCCTTTAAGAACAGCGACGTGCTGACCGGAGGCAACGACTCCATTCACCCGGCTTTTATCGTGAACGGAGTCCAGATCGCCGGTTTTTACTACGGCAAATATCAGGCGACCACCTACAACGGCGTGGCGTACAGTCTGCCGGGCGAGGATCCGTCTGCAAGCCTGAGCTTCGACACCGCCCGCGCACGCTGCGAGGCAAAGGGGCACGGCTGGCACCTGAGCACCAACGCCGAGTGGGCCGCGATCGCCCTCTGGTGTAAGAAAAACGGCTTTTTACCCTATGGGAACAATAACTACGGCAAAGACACCCGCGAGAGCAATTACAAGGCAATCCCGAAAACTTTTGAGAGCGACGGCAGAACCGCCCATGTGGCAACCGGAACCGGCCCGCTGACATGGAGCCACGACAAGACGCTCTCCGGTATCTGGGATATGAACGGCAATGTCTGGGAATGGCAGGGCGGCATCCGTCTGGTATGGGGCGAGCTCCAGATCCTCGCCAATAATGACGCGGCGGATCCTGACAACCCGCAGAACGCGACGAGCACCTGCTGGAAAGCAATCAACGCAGCCGACGGCTCCCTTGTAGAGCCTGAGTGCCACACCGCCGACACCTCGGCCAAGCTCTCCGGTAACACCGTAAAACTGGACTATGTAAGCAACATCTGGACGTATAGCACCACCGTGACAAGTTCCGTAGATGAAAGCCGGAGCTGCGCGTTCGGAAAAGTTACTTGCACCGCCGCGATCGGCGCTGCTACCAAGGTGCTGCTCCGTTCTCTGGCGTTACTCCCGGACGAAGGAGCCGCCGAGGCTGACTACGAGGGCGATTATTTCTGGTGGAATAACGGCGTAGCCGAGCGCTGCGTGTTTCGCGGGGCGGCCCTGGAACTTCGGTGCGGACGCGGGCGTGTTCTGCCTCCACGGCGCATACCTCATCTCGTCACGCAACTCGACTACGCTGACGGGTCTTGGGTCCGGTTCCGGTCCCTCGTCCAAGGCACTTAATGCAAGGGGTTCCATGGAAGGGGTAATCGGGTAATCTGGCAATCTGAAAATNTGGTAAGGGGCGGCCCACCCAAGCCGCCCCTCCACCGCTAAGGAGCAACAAATGGATAATTTACAGCTACGGCAGAAAATCGTCCGCTCCATGATCCGTGTGAGCGAACGCACCGCAAACATGCGGAAGCCGCAAAAATTCGAGTACCACAAGCACATGACAGCCGTGTTCATGGATATGCTGGAGCTCTGCATTGAGGCCAACCGGCAGAAATCCGGGAGCCAGAAAAGGAAAGAGCTTCAAGACGCCATGGACACCAAGCTGGACGTGTTGCGCTCTTTTGTAGATACGGCAGTCTCCCCAGAGGATCGTCTGATCTCTCCGGGGCTCCATGAAGTATGGAGCAAAGAGCTGAACGAAATCGGGCGTATGATCGGCGGCTGGAAAAAGTCGTGACGTAACGGCCCGTGGGGAATATGCCAAGAAAAAGGGAGCGCTGCGTGTATCGCGGGGGCAACTGGAACAACGGTGCGAACGCGGGCGTGTTCTACCTCAACGGCAACAACTCTCGCACGAACTCCAACACGAACATTGGCTTCCGGCCCGCTCTTGCCTTATTCGTTTATTGTCTGCGGGTTACGGCCCAGCAGAAACATAAAGGCAAAAGGGGTGTATTTCCCGGCCGACAAGGCCAAAAATACCCGCCCGTGCGGCTCGCCGGTGGAGGCCACCGGGAGCGGCGGGCAAACCGCGCAGGCTGGCCGTTACCTGCGAAAACAGGTAGAAGGACGGCCGGGATCCTGCGGCGTGGCGGCCGCAGGGGAATGGCCGAACCGAGGATTGTCACACGCGGGCCATTATTTTGAAAAATGGAAGGAGTAAGGACATGACAGAAACGCCTCGCCCTTCCCTTCTGGAGCGTATTTATTCGTGGGAGAACCTTCTCAACGCATACCACGAAGCAGCAAGCGAGAAATGGTACCGCACCGACGTGTCGGCGTTCTCGGCTAATCTGGAGGAAAACCTGATCAGCATACAGAACGACCTCATGTGGCGCACCTATAAGGTGGGCCGCTACCGGCAGTTTTACGTCACCGAGCCGAAAAAACGGCTCATCATGGCTCTGGGCTTCCGGGATCGTGTCGTACAGTGGGCCATTTATCTGCAAATAAACCACGAGCTCGACAATGGCATGATTTACCACTCATACGGCTGCCGAGTCGGAAAGGGAACCACCAGAGCGGCCGACCGGCTGCAATATTGGTGCGCCCTCGTAGACCGCAAGCCGGAGCGCTGGCGCTACTTAAAACTGGATATTTCAAAATATTTTTACCGGGTAGACCATGAGGTGCTGCTCGGTATTTTAACGCGAAAATATCCGGCCGAGGACGGTTTTCTCTGGCTTATGCGCACGATCGTGTGCTGCGACCATACGCCGTTCGGACTGCCGCCGGGCGTAAATGCTGACGAAGTGCCGCCCTCTGAGCGACTCTTTGAGGTAGGTATGCCGATTGGCAACCTCACCAGCCAACTACTTGCAAATGTCTGCCTCAATGAACTGGATCAGTATATCAAGCATGAGCTGAAAGCCCATTTTTATGTCCGATATATGGACGACATGGTGCTGCTCTACCCTGACGCCAAGACGCTGAACGAGTGGCGCGTGCTGATCGAGGACTACCTCAACAATGTGCTGCACCTCGAACTGAACAGCAAGACCACGATCGGCCTCGTATGCAGAGGGATCACCTTCGTGGGGCTGCCGGATCTATCCCGGAGGACGGAAACCGACGCCGAAATCGGTTAAGAAAATGAAAGCGCGTATGCGCTACATTGCCAAGGAATACGAAGCGGGCTGGATTGACTTTGAGGCGGTAGACGCAACCATGCAGAGCTACTTCGGTATGCTGGGCCATTGCACCACGCACGGGCTCCAGAAGTGGATCGAGAAAAATATAATTTTCAAACGCAAAGACGGGGAACCGTTCTCAGGAGGTGAACACATGGACACAATAACCACACTTTTGATCGCCTGCCTTCCCTCGGCGATCACTGGTTTTTGCTTCTGGTGCATTGAGCAGAAGATCCAGAAACAGGCCAAAATAGCACGACGCCGAAGAAACCGAACGGCGCGACGCAGAGGAAAAGAGGGAAAATGCTGCGCGAACAGCAGGAGCTTTTTCTGGTGCAGGGCGTAAATGCTGCGCTTGCGCTCAGCGAGGCTACGGCCAGAGCCGTGCAGCGGATCCCGGACGCCAACTGCAACGGGGACATGCACGCGGCGCTGGACTACGCCAAGAAAGTGAAGCATGACCAGAAGGACTTCCTCACCAGACAAGGGATCGAGTCAATTTATGAAAACTAGGAGGTGCTGCCATGCGTGGAGAATACGAAACCACAGAGGAAAACGGCGCGGCTGAGCCTGAAATGGACGCAAGCGAACAGATCCGGCAGCTCACCACAGAGAACCGGAAACTCAGGAAGCAGATCCGGCAGATGAAGGCGGCTGCAGCGACTAAAAAGAAATTAGAGTTTTCAAAACTCATTTTTCTGGGCGTCAGTGTCGTTACCATAACGATCACCGCGTTTTCCTGCCGCATGATCTGGATCACCATGGACACCTCAGCACTGGCCTATCTGATACCGGCCGTGTTCACCGAAATGGCGAGCGCGACCGGTTTTTACTACACGAAGGCCAAGGCCGAAAACAAAATCAAGCTAATGGCGCTCAATGGCGTGGAGCCGGAGGCGTCAAACTTCGATACATTCTGAAAAGGAGGGACACATGGGACTGACCGGAAAAACTAACGAGGAAAAAATCTGGAATTTTCTCAAAAGCAAGGGACTGAGCGACCACGGAGCCGCCGGACTCATGGGGAATTTATACGCCGAAAGTGCGCTCAATCCCCACAATCTCCAGAACACATACGAGAAAAAGCTGGGATTTACGGACGACACCTACACGGCTGCCGTGGACTCTGGCAACTATACCAATTTTGCAAGAGACGCGGCAGGCTACGGCCTCGCCCAGTGGACATACTGGAGCCGCAAAGAGGGCCTGCTGGCCTATGTGCGCGGCCTCGGCAAATCCGTGGGTGATCTGGAGGCACAGCTCGGCTATCTTTTCAAAGAATTAAGCGAAAGCTACGCCGAGCTGCTGAATACCCTGAAAACTGCCCCAAGTGTACGCACAGCTTCCGACGCCGTACTGACCAAGTACGAACGACCGGCCGACCAAAGCGCGACCGTACAAGCCAAGCGGGCCAACTATGGCGAGAACTACTTCAACAAATATGCCGGGAGTTCCGACTCCCAGCAGGAACCCGTGAAAGGAGGCAATAACATGGGAAATAGTTCATTGATTGATTGCACCGTCCTGAGCCCTAACCACAGCGGAAAAAGGACGCACAGCATTGACACGCTCACACCTCATTGTGTGGTGGGACAATTATCTGCCGAAACGATCGGCGCGTGCTTCCCTAAAGGCAGAGAGGCAAGCTGCAACTATGGCATAGGCTACGACGGCCGCGTATGCCTGATCGTTGACGAGGCAAACAGGAGCTGGTGCAGCTCCAGCAACTCCAATGACCAGAGGGCGATCACGATCGAGTGCGCAAGTGACAAAACGGAACCCTACGCCATGAAATCAGCCGTCTATGAGAAGCTGATCAAGCTCTGCGCCGACATCTGCAAGAGGTATGGCAAAACCAAGGTTTTGTGGCTCGGCAGCAAGGAGAAAACGCTTGCCTATACGCCGAAAAGCAACGAAATGGTGCTGACGGCGCACCGCTGGTTTGCAAACAAATCCTGCCCCGGTGACTGGCTCTATTCCAGATACGGGGAGCTTGCAAGCCGGATCAATGCCCTGCTGGGCTCCGGCGGCGCAAATACCGGCACCGGCGGCAACGCTGAGAGCCCGTCCTCTGGCTCTACTCTCTACTACGTCCAGAGTGGAGCATATTCAAAAAAGGCCAACGCTGACACTCAGGCTGCCAAACTGAAAGCGGCGGGCTTCGAGGTGCTGATCAAGAAAAGCGGCAACCTTTACAAAGTACAGACCGGGGCATACTCAAAGAAGGCCAACGCTGACGCTCAGGCTGCCAAGCTGAAAGCGAAAGGCTTCGACGCCTTCGTGACAACCGACGGCGGCACCGCTGCTGGATCCTCAGAGATAAAAGTCGGTGACGTCGTGCAGTTTGCCGGAGGCCCGCACTATAAAAGCGCAACGGCAAGCACCAGTTCCGGCAGCCCGAAGGCTGGCCCGGCAAAAGTAACCGCGATCAGTAAAGGATCTAAACACCCGTACCATATCGTACACACCACCAGCGCCTCCACCGTTTACGGCTGGGTAGACGCCGACAAAGTAAGCAAATAGGAGGAAACCACATGAACGAGACAATGCAGCAGATCGCGAGCGCCTGCCTTCCGATCCTCTGCCTGCTGATCACGGCGGGCGGGGCCTATGCGGTGGCGCTGCTCCGCAGGGAAACGGCAAAGATCGAGAAGGAGATCGACAACGAAACAGCCAGCAAATACATGAATATGGCCTGCGAGGCCGTCGCTCAGGCGGTAACATACACAGCCCAGACCTTCACGGACGCCCTCAAAGCTGAGGGCGCGTTTACCAAGGAAAAACAGCTCGAAGCCTTCCAGAAGGCTAAGGACAAGACGCTGGAGATCCTCGGCGACACAACCGTAGCCGCACTGGGCGAGATTTACGGCGACTTCGACGCATGGCTGGAAACGAAGATCGAACAGGTATGCCGAGAAATCAAAACCCCGAACGCAGACACGGCAGCAACTACCGCAGCAACCACAGCGGCAGCAACGGCGGCAAGCGTAGCAACCACAATCGCCACCACGGCCGTGCAGCAGCTCACAGCCGAGGCACCCACGCAGGGCGTTGAGGTGAGCGCAGAGGTGGAAGTCTCCGAAATCAAAACAGAATAATAGTTTGCAGGCTTGCATGAGCCACAGAACGCAAAGAAGCCCGGAAGGTAAAACGCTACCCTCCGGGCCTCTTTTTTTGATTTTAGAAACAGCTCAGAGCTGCCTTATATGCTTTTGAACGACTGTTCGGGCTCTGATAATCGCAACGATCCCGGCCTTCTAAAGACTTCCGAAGTCCCGGATCCGCCTCTGCCATGTCTGCGAATTTTTCAAAAGCAGATGCCGCCGGATCAAGGCGCGGATCCTTAAAACTTCCTCCTGTTCTGCTGACGTGGACAGCATACGCAAAAAGTACCGCCCTATCTCTCAGGCATAACTGCGCAATCATGCTCTCCAATAAACCAGACTCACCGGTAAGGCTTGAAAAGCATACTCCGCAATCCTGCGCATAGCAAAATAAACCCGGATCTGGATCCTTGTCACCGTCAAAATCCATGCACCTACTCAATAACGTACCGAGATCATCTTTTGTACAACCCTCTGGGATATTAAGATTGATTTTTTTAGCAAGCGCGAGCTGGCGTTCCGTCGGAGGCTCCAATGCCTCGCTTTTGAATACAACGGGCTCAGCAATACCAGCAGCTACCGCCTCCCTGAGCGCGAAAGCCTGAGAAATTGCCTTAAATTTTCTTTATTTTCCTTTTTCCCGGTATCGTCCTTCCCCTCAATCCAATAAACACAATAATTACAAAAACGGCCAAAAAGTTCCTTTTCCATGATCCAAACCTCCCAAAATATTTATAGCGTTTTTTCGCCTTTAGTCATGTTTGGGATAATTATAGACAGGGAAACGTGCTAATGTCAATATGCTACTACCTATCTTTGGGATAAAAAAGGAGGCCGGACGTGAAACTTTATAAGTATGAGGGCGGCCGGTGCAATGCCTCCGGCAAGAAAATAAAAGAGCTCCGTGAAGCTGCCGGACTGTCTCAGGAACAGCTCGCCGCAAAAATTCAACTCGCGGGGCTCAACCTAAACCAAAAGGCGATCAGCCGGATAGAAACCGGCGAGCGTGTCGTGCCTGACTTTGAGCTTCTTTTCTTCTCCGAAGTTCTGGAAACACCGATCGACAGGTTACTGGATCGCAATGAATAAGGGCGGAAAACCGCTCTTATTTTTTTGCGAAAAAAGGCGAAAATATGGGAAATCTGCTTGACTTTATACATCTTTAGATGTATAATAAATGTGCAAGGTAAGGGAAAACCTGAGTAAACAAGGAAGGAGGAACGCAGAACACAGCAAAGGAGGCGAAACGGTGGACGACAAAGAGAAGCAAATAAAAGAACTGCTCGAAGTTCTGGAAAAGGCTTTAGAAAGTGAATCGGTGGAACGTATCACAATAACCATAAAGCCCAACAAAAAACCCAAGCAGTCCTAAAAGCTCCGGCGGTGGGAAATTCCCACCCACCGCCTTTATTATATCCACCAAAACCCGCAAAGTCAAGAAGGAGGCCAGACATGGAAATCACGGTGAAGATCGAAAAGAAGAACGACAACCTCAAACAGCTAAGGGAAAACGCCGGGCTCTCCCAGTCTCAGCTTGCAAAGCTGGCCGGAGTGAATAACCGCGTTTATCAGAATTATGAGCAGGGAGTCCGGGATATAAGCAAGGCGCAGCTTTCCACGCTGCTGAGAATCTGCAAGGTTTTGGACTGCAAACTGTCCGATATTGTAACCGATACAGAAACAATAGAGCTTTTAACTGAATACGAAAAATAGCACTAAGGAAACAGTGGAGGGGTGGCTTTTGCCACCCCTCATTTTCATTTTATGGAGGTAGAGAACATGGCACGACGTTTCAAACATTTAACCAAAACAGACCGGCTCCGCATTGAGCAACAACTCCGAGACGATAAAGATCCGAAAGAGATCGCCGAGTCGATCGGCGTTCATATTTCCACCATATACCGGGAAAAGAAACGAGGGGAATATAAACACAGAAATAGCGACTACACAGAAGAAATCCGGTACAGTTCCGACCTCGCCGAAATGAAGTACCGGGCCAACCTCGAAGCGAAGGGCACAGAAATAAAACTCGGCAAGGATCACAAACTGGCCGAATACATAGAGCACCGGATCGCGGACGATAAACTCTCACCCGCTGCCGTTCTGGGCGAAATAGAAGCCAATGGAATGAGCTTCGAGACTTCAATCAGCGTCAACACTCTGTACAGCTATATAGAAAAGGGCGTTTTTCTGCGCCTGACAAATAAGAACCTACCACTCAAAGGGGAAAAGAAACGCGGGTATCATAAAGTGAGAGCTCAGAAAAGGCCACCGAAAGGCGAAAGCATAGAAAAGCGCCCGGAGGAAATCGGCGAGCGATCCACCTTCGGGCACTGGGAAATGGACACCGTGGTAAGTGCACGGCCGGGCAAGTCTGCCATTTTAGTACTGACCGAGCGGCTCACCCGTGACGAAATCACGGCCAAACTTCCAGACAAGACCGCCGCCAGCGTAGTGAGCGCCCTCGACGATCTGGAGCGGGAATGGGGCGACAAATTCCCGCAAGTATTCCGCACAATCACCGTGGACAATGGCAGCGAGTTTGCAGACTGCCCCGGCATTGAACGCAGCGCACTGGGCGAAGGCTCCCGGACAAAGTGCTATTATTGTCACCCGTATAGCTCATACGAGCGCGGCAGCAATGAGAACTTAAACAAAATGATCCGGCGCTGGCTTCCGAAAGGAACCAACTTCGACGAAATCCCCGCCGAAGTGATTGAGTCTATCACTGCATGGATCAATAATTATCCCCCGGAAGATCCTCGGCTTTTTGACCTCGGATCAGGTATTTCAGGAGCAAATAACCGCCCTTTTTGGGGCCGCATAAAATTTTTTAGATTTTTTTCGCATTTACTCTTGACATTTCCCAAAAAAATTTACTTTTCATCTTTTAACCCTAAAAGATAGTCTACACTGGTGTGATAATACTTCGCTAAGGCAATTAAAATAGAAGTAGGAATATCACGTTGACCAAGTTCGTAATTGCTGTACGCCTGTTGGGAGCAGTGTAGGATTTCGGAGACTTGTTTTTGGGTTAAATCATGGTCTTCTCGTAAATCGCGAATTTTTCGGTGCATATTATTTCACTTCTCTTGAGATTTATAGTCAGCAAGTTTAGCAAAAAATCAAGAAATTTATTCCTCTTTTTCAAA